CCATTAGGAGAAGGACTCTTTCAGTTTAATATGCAGTTTGATTTTGATCCTGACATTAAAGGTGATCTTGAAGTATCTGCACGTGGAACAGAAAGTTTGATGGCTAATGAAGTACGTAGCCAAAGATTGATGCAGTTTTTAGGTGTTACATCTAATCCAGCACTTGCACCTTTTGCAAAATTCAATTATATTATACGTGAGATTGCAAAGTCTCTTGACCTTGATCCAGATAAGGTCACAAACAATATGGATGAGGCAGCTATACAAGCTGAGATTATGAAAGGTCTACAACCTGATCAACCACCAGCAGGTGCAGCACAGCCACCAGCAGGAGCTAATCCAATGGACACATCAGGAGCAGGAGGAGGAACAATTGGAACAGGACAAGCACCAGTACCCGGAGAACAAGGGTTTAGTGGGTCACCGCAAGGAGCTGCTCCAGAAGCTCCGACCCCTAGTCAGCAACAGCCACCAGTGGGTACTATTCAGTAGTTATCTAGACTCTATGATTGAGAGTGAAAGAAAGACGTTAGAACAATCTACCGATATGGTTACAATGCACAGAGCGCAAGGATCAATCAGTGCGTATCAGAAACTTAAACAACTAAGGGAACATATAAATGTATAATAGTCAAATGGAAATGTTTCAAGATGGTGGCTTAAAGGATCAGGGTAATACTACTGATCCCGTGTCTGGTAATGATGTACCTTCAGGCTCACTTAAAGAAGAGGTACGAGATGACATAGATGCAAAGCTAAGTCCGGGTGAGTTTGTATTTCCTGCTGACGTTGTACGCTTTATTGGTTTAGAAAAACTAATGATGATACGTGACAAAGCTAAGAAGGGCTTGTCTCGTATGGAAGATATGGGTCAGATGGGTAACTCTGATGAAGCTACAATAGATGATGATGTACCATTTGGTATGGAAGATTTAATTATTGTTAGTGGTGGACCTGAGAATGAAATGAGTAAAGGTGGTGTACCTAGTTATAGTAGAGGTGGACAGTTAATAGGTGACATAGGTGATGGGTATCAACCACCTACACGGTATCATAATCCAGCTACAGGACAGGAACTAATGGTTACTAAAATTGCAGGTAAGTTCTTTCCACCGCTACCAAAAGGCTTTGTACCTAAACCAACTCTAGCTCAAGCTAATCCTACATCTGGTACAAGAGTAGGAACAACATCTGTACTAGCAGACGATCAATATGATGAGACTACACCGGGTGATCCTATTAATACAGGCATCAATTCAGATGGTACTATGACACCACAGGAATCTGCTGGCGGTGAGCAACGAGGTAATGCAGGTACAGAAAAATCTTTTGATGAAATGACACCTACTGAACTGGCTAATTATGGTGACTGGGCTAAAGAAAATCCTATGAAGGCTAGTATTGGGCAGTTTATGGGAAATACAGCCGAGTATCTTTCAGTTAATCCAATGTCTCCTATATCAACGGGTGCTAGTGTGGTGGGTGGTGTTGCATCTGCTGTAGCAGATAGGTTTGGTATGGTAGCACAGGCTCCTACTTTTGGTCCTACGCCGGGTTCGATGTATGATATAACAGGTGTTGCCCCTGAGGTAGTAGATTATAATCGAACTGATCGTCCAAAAGGAGCAATAAATGTAGCTCTAGGCACTAAGAATCTTAATAAAGCTAGAGCATATTCAACCCTACGTACAGACAGACCTGAAACATTTGCTCAAATGCAAAGGGACGCTAATTCTACTGCATTAGGCAATGCTAAAGATTCAGTTGCAGGATATAGTACAGCTACTCAAACTGCTGCCTTATCTATGTCTTTTGGTGCAACCCCTGCTCAGGTTGCTAGTCATGCAGATGCTGTGGGTAGAGGTGATAGACCACAAGGTTCTACTGCAACGCCAGACGGTTATACTACAATAGGACCAAATACAACACTAGGTTATTCAACAGTGAATAATGAAATAAATTATCAAGCAACAGTAAGAGACAGGGAACTACAAGATAGAAAAAATAAAGCAAAAGCAGACTTTGATAAATCACCGCCTGCTGAGGCACCTGATCCAGATCCTGTTGGACCGGGGGCGCAGTCTGTTGGACAAATGCAAACGCAAGATCCAGCAGAAACAGGCACACAAACTGATGAAACTTCTTCAATGGATCAACGTGGTGGTTTGTCAGAACCCGGTGTTGATCAATTTAGTGGACCTGACGCACCAGACCCAGATGCACCTGACTCTGAAACTGCTGCTGCTGAAGAGGGTGACTTTGGAGGCGTAGAAGGAAGTAAAGGTGGCTTTATACCTAAAAGAAAAAAACAAAAGAAGATGAAGCGTGGTGGTTTAGCTTCAAGAAAATAAACCACATGTGTTGGCTACCTATGCCCCTAACAAGGCTACCATAGCCCCAACGAAAGGAAATATAATATGTCAGACGTAACAGAAGTAGAAGTACAACCAAGTAAAGTAGCATTTGTAGCTAGACCATATAGTAAAGATGAGAAACTTAAGAAGGATGAAGAAGAACTAGAACAACTACTAGATGAACAAAAACAGAATGCCTCAACAGAAGAAGTAGAAAGTGAACCCACTACTGCTGAAGAAAAAACATTTAAGAAAAGATATTCAGATCTACGTAGGCATCAACAGAAACAGACAGAAGAACTAAAGGTTGAGATATCTGCATTGAAGAGCCAGTTAGAACAGTCAACTAAGAAACAGATTAAGCTTCCTAAGTCTGACGAGGACATAGACACATGGGCTAAAGAGTATCCTGATGTTGCTGCTATAGTAGAAACAATAGCTATGAAGAAAGCAGCAGAGCAATCAGCTAGTCTAGAGCAACGTGTTAAAGCATTAGACGATATGCAACAGGACGTAAGCAAACAACGTGCAGAGACAGAGTTGTTACAGATGCATCCAGACTTTGATGACATACGTAATGATGAAGACTTCCACACATGGGCAGAAGATCAGCCACAATGGATACAAAATGCTTTGTACGAAAACGATAGTGATGCACGATCTGCTGGTAGAGCAATAGACTTATATAAAGCAGATAAGAACATTACAACTAAGAAAGCTAATAGTAATAAAGATGCAGCTAAGTCTGTATCTACTAAAGGAAAACGTAGTAAACCGATGGCTAATGAGTCAGGTGGTTTCTTGAAAGAGTCTGATGTACAGCGTATGACCGCAAAGGAATACGAAAATCAATCGGATGACATTATGGAAGCAATCAGACAGCAGAAGTTTATTTATGATATATCTGGATCGGCACGATAATAAGTGTTGACAAACAGTAGATTGTGTATATAACTATACATAGTCGCAAGATATAGTTAGCCCTTGAATAAGACTACCTAACTATATTACACTATACTTCTAAGACAACCCGATGATAAAGAGCCTATGTGTAGTTGGCCTTACATATACAACCTCTTAGTTCACGGCCCTTAAGGTAGATAAAAAATCGCGTACTTTATGTACGCATAGGATGTCGTATAAGGAGAAAATAAAATGGCATTTTCATCTGTATCAGGCTACGGCAACCTGCCTAATGGTAATTTTTCACCAATTATCTACTCTAAGCAGGTACAAGTAGCTTTTCGTAAGGCTTCAATAGTTGAAGCTATTACAAATAGTGACTACTTTGGCGAGATCGCAAACATGGGCGATAGCGTTAAAATAATTAAGGAGCCAGAAATCACGGTCAAAGCATATGCTCGTGGTACTACGATTACTCCGCAAGACTTGGATGATGAAGAGTTCTCTCTCACCATCGACAAAGCAAACTACTTTGCATTTAAAGTCGATGACATTGAAGAGGCACACTCTCACATTAACTTCCAACAGCTTGCTACTGATCGTGCGGCTTACAGACTAGCTGACCAGTTTGACCAAGACGCTCTTGGTTACTTAACTGGTTTCAAACAGACTGCTTTGCATAGCAATGCTAGTGCTGTTAACACAACTGTTAATGGTGCAGTTGCTGTATCTACAGCAGGTACTGACGAACTCTTAGACACTATGAAAATAGATGCTGCTGAGTTTGGTGGTTCTGGTTCTAGTGCAATTGGTATTCAGGCACGTGCTGGTGGGGCAACTTCTGCTACACCCGGTTCAGGTAATGCTAACCCATTACAAATCGTAGCTCGTATGGCTCGTTTGCTTGATCAACAAAATGTTGACACCAACAATCGTTGGCTTGTTGTTGATCCAGTTTTCGTTGAGGTTCTCAAAGATGAAGACTCTCGTCTTCTCAATGGTGACTTTGGTGGAAGCGGAATCCAAAATGGTCTTATACTTAATAACCTTCATGGTTTTAAAGTATATATGTCTAACAACCTACCTTCAATTGGAACAGGCCCATCTACTACTGGTGGTACTAATGCTTCCAACTTTGGTATGATTGTATCTGGACATTCTTCTGCTGTAGCAACTGCCGAGCAGATTAATAAGACAGAGACATATCGTGATCCAGATAGCTTTGCCGATATAGTTCGGGGAATGCATTTGTATGGACGTAAGATACTTAGACCAGAAGCTCTAAGTGTTGCACGTTACTGTTTGGTTTAAGGGAGGGATTGAACAATGGCTACAGTTACTGCTCAATTATCAACACCTCGTGGCGCGAGTATGCGTGGAAGACAACCTTTCATGCATGAAACATCAATCGATTTCGGTGCGGCTGCTACCTCTAAAGGTACTGCATTAGCCGCTGCTGACATCATACAGGTAATGACTATTCCTGCTAATCATGCAGTGCTTGATGCAGGTATGGAAGTTACTACAATTCATGCTGGTACGTCTACTGACGTAGCTCTTGACTTAGGTGTAACTGGCGTAGACCCAGATGCATTTGTTGATGGATTTATTCCTGACGCAAAAGCAGTTGGTGTCTATTCTGTTAGTGCTGGTAACGGACCAATATCCGCTGCTGCTGCTGACGATACGCTTGACATCTTAATTCAAGCCATGACAGGTACAACTACTGCTGGTGTAGTTCGTGTTTATGCTCTTTTAATGGACATGGATGCGCTAGGCACAGTAGGTGCTGATGAAGTAGATCGTGATACGCTTGCGTAATACGTAATGTTTGGGGTAGGGTTAACGCTCTACCCCTTTCATACATAGGGAATATTCAATGGCTACTACATTTCTTACATTAGTTAATGATGTTAATAAGAGGCTCAATGAAGTTGAACTAACTAGTACAAACTTCGCAGCCTCTACTGGTTTTTATGCTCATATAAAAGATGCAGTCAACTCTGCTATACGATATATTAATGAGAGTGAATACGAGTGGCCTTTTAACCATTCACAAAAAGAACAAACACTTACTGCTGGTACAACCAGATATGCATTTCCTACTGACGCTAAACTTCTTGACTTTGAATCATTCAGAATAAAAGAGAACGCTACGCTAGGAAATGACACTAGAAAATTATCTATAATATCTTATGATGAATACTTAGAGAAATATGTAGATCAGGAATATGCAGCTAGTCAACAACGCGCATTACCACGTTATGTATTTCATGGGCCTGATTTAAAGTATGGATTGGTAGAGCCTCCAGATCAGGCATATACACTAGTCTATGACTATTATGTATTTCAAGCAGACCTAGACGCACATGGTGACACAATGGTGATCCCTGATCGTTTTAAGCACGTTGTAGTGGACGCTGCAATGTTTCATGCATTAATGTTCAGGGGCAACACTCAAGACGCTGTAGTGCTCAAGGAGAGGTCAGATGAGGGCATTAAGGCAATGCGTTCTATGTTGATTAATAGATACCACTACATGAGATCTTATATGATCCCTGCTGCAACAGGAGGACGTAGACTAGGTTCAGCTAGGTCTACAGCAGGGTCGAGCTTGGATGGTCTATAATGCCTGACGCATGGGAGACATTTAGAATAGAGTTCAAGGGTGGATTAGTAACTAATCTTAGCCCATTGCAACAAGCTATCAATGCACCCGGCTCTGCTAGAATACTACGTAACTATGAACCCTCTATTGATGGGGGTTATAAACGTATACAAGGATATGCTAAGTTTGACAGTGCTATTATGGCTCCGTATGGTAATCCAGTTGTGCATGGAGCTAGTCAGTCTGGTACTACATTAATCATAGGAGCAATACATACTACTCCTGCTGTTGGTGATACACTAACTGTAGCAGGTGTCTCTGGTACATATACAATAGCAGGTGGTGGTGTTTCGTTTAGTTCTACTAATAATAGAGCAACACTTACTTTAACTACCTCATTAAACTCTAGCCCTGCTAATGGTGCACTTGTAACATTTGCTACTGTAACAACAGAAAACTATGCTAATGGTATTACATACTTTAATGATAAAGCTGTTGTAGCACTTAATGCAGATATATTAGAAACATCAGGTAGTGGCTACACTAAAATAAATAAACCTAACTATGGTACGCCATTAGTTGATGGTGCTAGTCAAACAGGTACAACATTAGTAGCAGATGCGTTTGATACATTTCCACAAGCAGGTGATGTATTTACTATTGCAGGTATAGATAAAACATACACAGTTATTACTACTGTATCTTCTTATTCTGATGCAGGTACTAAAGAAGTAAA